AACAAATAATGTGTACTGCGGCTTGTAGGCCTACGGTAAACCATTTCCACAGGCCTATCAGGAACATAATCGTGACGACCTTGCTGTTCCATATCGGTATAGAAATCATCTAGGTCTGTATATTCTTTTAAAATAACAATGTATTCTTTGGTGTCCATTTAGTTCCTCTCTAATTGTGACACAGTGAACGAGACTGAGATCTGCCTAGTAGTACCTGACAAGTTAGTAACTGCTACGGGAATATTATTATCAACACGGTTGTTGTCAAGATACCCTAGTACTGCAGGGGCTATATTAACTGTTTGATCTGCGACGTTTGTGATCACCTCTGCAATAACGCCTGCATCAGGGGTCGGGTCTGTGCCTTGTGAACGATTAACGTCGGCCATTCTTGCTGCGTCTGTGGTATAGATTCGTATCCAAGCAGCATGACTACACTGAACTTTATACAAGCCGTAGCTTTGGAATCCAATTATAGAAATGTTACCGGTAGCATTATTGGCCAAACTAGCTGTTGTTTCTTGGGAAGTAAGTCTACCAGTAAACGTGCTGCCGCCACCGCCACCAGGAATAGTAACTGTGATATCGGTGTTATTAACATTAGCTACAGTGACTCCGGCCCCGACAAAATTAATGTTGCTTACTTGTTGATTTACTGTTGTTCCTTCATCTTTAACTACTAACTTAGTAGTACCAGGAACAAGAACAGTAACAGTAGAAGAATTATTCTGGGAGGCGGTGACGCCTTCACCTATAAAAATAAGACTGTTCACTGTTGTACTTACAGTGGTAGCCTCATCCCTAATTGTTAACGCTAAAGCACTCGCTGATCCAGTGTATCCGCGATCACCACGTGAACCAAGAAATCCACGTGAACCAGCAAATCCAGCAGCAGTGCTTGCTGATCCACTGTATCCACGATCACCACGTAATCCAATAGGACCACGTGCTCCGGCAACTCCAGCAATAGTGCTTGCTGATCCAGTGAATCCACGTGATCCAGTGAATCCACGTATGTTCGTCGGACCTGGACTTGCCGTAGTAGTGTTACTGGCTACTACCCACGATCCTATACTGCTATTATAGATATATGTAGTTTCAGGCATGTCTGGCGACGTGTATGTGTCACCATTTTGTAAATTGTTGGTTGGGAAATTAATTGCCATCGAATGCTCCTATGTTTGAATTATTTACCAAATGGTACAAAATCATTGTGACTGCTATATTATCCTTGCGTTATTTGAGAGTGCTATTGCCGCAATTTACTCATAGGCACAGTTATCGTGACAGCAGCGGCAAAGCCGCTGCTGTATTGAAGTAACTTAATTTATCAAAAATGTATAGTCACCATCCGTTCCAAACTGTTTGATGGAACAAACCGGGCAGGAGGGGTCGGCCAAGTAACATTGGTAGGAAACTGATCCTGTTGAGGAATATCTAGCAATTCTTGTCTGTAACGTGCATAGTCTTGCCGGTCAGCGTCTGACAATTCAGCCCACCTTAGAGGATTAGACACCACGCGATCCAATTCTTCTAGTATCATTGTTCGTATTGCGCGTTGTTGATTACCTAATGTAATTATATCTATCTCGGCCGTAACCGGTGCTACATATTCACCTATCTCACCAAATTCCCCCGCTACAGCTCGTTCAAAAATTTCTCGTCCATGTGGTTCTAGATCGTTTTTGTCGGCAGTGAACAGTAAAATTCCTGCATCAACAAAAGCAACAGCACAGTCAATTTTAGTTTTTTCAAAATCGGCATACACTAAATCAGTTACGGCATTATATTGCATTATGCTATCCTTATTGCGCTAACTACTTGATAATAGAGTGGAGTATTCCTAAATGTGGTTGAAGTAACATATGCCCCACCTGCTCCTAAGGTGGTAACACATCTCCAAGTTCCGGGCACAGTCTTACTATCAAACCGTACGTAATTACCGGTCCAGGCCGGAACTACACTGCCCGAAAGTCCTGGATCATTGATTGTGCCCGGAGTAGCAGACGATGGAGCACCCGGAGGTATAAACTAACCCACCGGTGCAATAGTACTTCCTGGAGTAGTTGTTCCCTGTTGCCAAAAACTATTGTCCCTCCTTGCAAAAACATTGTAAGTACCTACTACGTATGGCGCTTCCGCTGCGGTAAGATTCGTAGTATTTAAACTGGATAGAATTATATTGCCATTAGAATCTGTAGTTAATCCAGACCCTAGACTCATAATTAATTTACCACTAGCATCAGTGGTTAGTCCAGCCCCTAGTATAATTCCGCCTCTAGTAGTGGTAGTTGCTGCCGGCAAAACATAGTTGGAGCCAGATCCAGCTGTAGCGCCTGTCCATACTTGTTTAGCTGCGTTATAGGTGTATTTGACTCCAGGAATTCCTGGAGGTGTATACTCTCGACCGGTAGTCAGCCCATTTTTTGGGAATTCTATTGGCATAATTTAATCCTTACTTTATTCAATTGTACTATTACCCGAGAGCTGCAATTTGAGCAGCCAAAGCTTCTAGTTTTGCCATTAATTCTTCCTTGGTGGGTGCAGGTGCAGGAGTAGTTGTAGGATATTGCTCTGCAAGGATTTGGTCAACTTCCTCACGAGTAATTGGCGTTTTATCACCAATTAAATGATCTTGACTGCCGTCTAGCTCGTAAGCAAAAATTTTGTTGTTAGAATCTATATAGTGTTTCATTATGTATTACCTTAATTCAGCCCAAGAGTACACAGCCGACGTGCCAGTTGCTTTATATGTAGTACTATTTGGTACTATTGCTGTTATTGGAATATTGTGTCCATCAACACCTGTACCACTGCCAATGGGCACCCCCCCAATTTCTAAAAAGAGATCGCTGTTGAATGTGCCGGCGGTAATTACAATCATAATTGGCTTTCCGGTAGAATTTGTATATGATATTTCTTTGTCTCTTTCAGAGGCACCGGGGTGAGTGCGTTCTACTTTAAAATTAGTCCAAGTCTGACCTGAGCCAATCCCACCACTGGCAGCACTGATAACGCCACCACTAATACTAATAGTAGTGCCGTCGACTTTAACCCCACCTAACACAGTTGTACTTGCTGTTGGCAAGGAGTAACCACTGATTGCACTGCTACCACCACTAACAATGGTAGAGGCCTCAACCCACCCGCACTCGCCGTTAACGTTTGACAAATATCTTATGGCGCCAGACTCATTTGGCGGTATGGAAATACCAATAGAAAAAGTTCTGAGTACAGTTACTTTTTCATCATCAGTAACAACAGTAGCAATTAACTGTTTTGTAAACCCACTGGGTTCATCTTCAAGTGAAGAATAAACTATGTTGCTAAGGCGATCGTTATCGGTTTTTAAAACATAAATGTTTTGCTTGAGACGGTTAGGCAATAATGGCAATAAAATTTCAGCAACATTCGTTTGATATCCACCAATGTATATCGGGTAGGGTTTTATTGCAACAGACAATCCGGTTTGCCCGTTGCAAATTGCATTTATGGTGTATCCCGATCCAGCAACCCATTGTGCTTCGGTATAATCCGGGTTGCCGGCATTGGCTGCAACACTGGGTTTTGTAACGTCACGACTTGTTCTAATACTGGAAGTAACAATGTTAAAATTTCCAATCATTTGATAATAACCAAGCACAGTGCTATAGCCGTAACTCGCACCGTAGTGCCCGATACCATAAGAAAACACACTGGTATATGGAATTAATGGGTGTGTTCCCTCTGTTACTGTAGTGTTGGTGTTGGTATTGAATCTCAAGTAATAGAATCTTGAATCCCCCGGAACAGGAACGGCAATTCCTGGATGCATTATTATGCCCGACTGTGTTAACAAATGGCTGCCATTATGGATAGTCCACTCATTTGCATTGGTTGACCGTGATGTATTACCAAAGTTAATACCAGAGATCAATACAGGTCCATAAATATTACTCCACACTCCATTAACACATTTAGCAATGTAGCACATATTATTTGCATTTAATGTGCCTGTTCCAGCCAGTGACACAGGGACCGTGGGATTTGTACCCCGTACAATATGCCAATAAACTGGATTACCAAGATCGCCGTTCCATATACAGCTTTGCTCGCTTACAATATTTGTTATGGTACCAATGGTAGCGGGCAGTGGCGGGACTGTAAGTCCCGTATCGGTATAAACTCGTTTTTGTGGAACAGCTTTAGGGAGACCAAAATCCCAAGGTGTACTGCTTGCAGTGAGGCTGACCGTAAAGAGCTTTAGCCCAGCTGTGGCTATGTAATAGACTGGAGTTCCATCACTTTTAACAGTCGTCCCTGTGTGGAAATAATTAAATCTACCGTTCCAACCAGGCGCGGCATATACTATTGAAGTAAATGCCGACCGTGTATATTCGTCCTCCCAGTCCAAGATATTTAATCTAAGAGTATTGTTTGCATGGGTAGTTGACCCTATAGGGAAAGTTAAAAATCTTCCAGTTGGTCCTGAGGAAAAATCACTACTGACAGTTATAGTACCATGTTTAGAACTATTCACATAAGCTGTTAAATTGCTCCCAATGATGAATCCTGCCATACCGAAAAGCACTTTGCTCCACGGCGCCTCGTCAAGTATGAGCTGACTTTGTGCTATGGTTGGGGAGACCGAAACCGACGTTATCGCAGTACCAGACATTGCAGTGATCTCCCGCCCAATAGTCGAGTACAATTTATCTGCCGGCCATTTGTAATAGGTCAATGTGGTTGTGTCCCAACTGCCACGTATGCCTACAGAAATGTATCTTGAATTTTCGTCAGTGGTGACTCCCACTGCTTGGCCGCCAGTAAAGTAGATTTGTGACATACCACCAGTAGCACTATTCCAGGTACTATCCTCAAAGAGATTATATCGTTTACCACCACGGTTGGCCGGATTAGGTGGTATAAGATTTTCAGGAGTTCCTGTGCCAGTCAACAACCAAGTTAACGGAATCTTCCATGATATAGTAGCACCAAATGGGCCTTGCCCAAGAGACGAATCAGCCCGTGTCCAATATCTATAACCTACCCCAGCAAACAACAACTGTTCAGTGAATTTATTCCAAGTAAAGGCATTGCATATACCGTATGCCATGTAGGACCAAGGCAAACTGGTATCGGAACTGACATTACCAGCACCGCTATGATCAACGTTAGAAAAATCAGTAGCAGCATCCATTAATACTTGTTGTCTTAACAGTACTGGGGGCGACGTACCATCGGTGGGAACATTGTAGACTTTTAATGTCATGGGATTGCTAAGATTCAGTGCCAGTATTCTATCATCAGCATCAATGCCGTTGGCTTTAACAGTGCCATTTAAAAGACCAAACGGATTTAAGTATAAGAATAAATTGTCTAAATCGCCGAAATATCTAGTTTCGGGTGTCGTGGTATAATCAATCACAGTTCGGTAAAACGACCAAGCACCAGGCTTGCCGCTGTTGTTGGTCTTGCACAACACACGTCTGGTTGCTTTCTCTGTAGCATCGTCAAACATTTGCACATATGCAAATCGCGAATTCATGTTAAGAATACATTGTAATCGCTCAGTTGCTGTGCTACTGAAATTTACCGACATTGGTTGATTGTCAAATATCCAAACACTTTGTTCATTGAACTTAAATGCTCTATATGGGTAAGTCCTATTTAACGGATCAGTTGCGTGGTAAAACAGCGTTGGGAAGTTTCTCTCAAGAGACAACGCAAAAAAAGGACTGCCCGGTTGGCCAATACTAAACTTAAAGTCCGAGTAGCATGGAATTTGATTTTCGCTTAGTACACCGGCCTTGGGGTCCTCGTTGTTATAGTCAAAATCGTCAATGTATTTTTTCAAATCACGCGAGCCGGCTGCGCCCGGAGCTATACCGTTATTGGTACCAGTGGTGTAGATTTTACCTGTAACGATCAACTGCGTGCCGTCCCATGTAAAATTGGCCGACGAGTTTATACCTTTGTTGATATTGTACAGAATCTGATTATTTCGTCCAGCCGGTAGTATGTCACTGATTAAAGAATCGGCAGTTACATAGGAAGTCGATCCATCGGCATTTCTTTTCAGATATCCAACTTGACTGCCCACATTTTGAAAACCGTTAACACAGGTAGCACTAGGGGGCGAGCAGCCGTTATAGATCCAAGAATTGCCGTCTGACGTAACGTATAGATCTCCAAACTTAGCGCCCGATGTAGGAAGGTCGGCCGAAGTGTTTATGTTTCCTTTGTAATTTATATCATCAGGATTAACCCCGCCCAGTGTCGCACTGGGAAAAAGATTATTTTTAAGCGTTTTGTCACTGATCCAAATGTAGTCACCTAGAGGATTGCTACTTAAATAAGCGGTTGTGCCCAATGTATTGGGAGGGATACTGTCCAGCGTGTAAAAACTAGTTCCGTTATAGAATTTGAGTTTTTTTATACCGGAATCGTACCAAAGCTGCCCAGGCACAGGGTTACCGGGCTGATTCGAAGATGCAGAATTTTCCAATATCCTTAAAAAATTGGTGTTGATGGCCTGCCCATAATTGGGCACCATTTTGCCGACGAAGGTAACCGAATAGTCTCGGTTGACTACATTGTCATTTAATACTAAAAAATTAGTACCATTAGCTCGAGTTATGTTGTATGCCATGTTACGCAATCCTTGACTTTAAAAACACTATATTACCCATTAACTTAATTCTGCCCAGGAAATTATTGTAGAGGAAGCATAATTTTGATTTCCCGTCAGCCTGTAGGTTCCACCGGCAGGGACGATTGCAGATAGTTGGCCAGCAGCAATGGTATAAGCACCGAGGTAACCCACTAGGACAGAATTAACAAATAATTCTGTCCTCCCAGGTTCTATTTGGCCGTTCAAGCCCGCCTGGTCTACACAAATAGAAACCATAATAGGGTTGCCTGTGTTATTTGTATAAGTTTGGTCAAACGTTCGAGTATTTTTCACATTCCGCCAAGTTTGCCCCACACCTAATCCCGTTGTTGCTGCGGGAACCGGAAATGTAGGCATAGTGCCGCTGTAGATTTTTTGTGCGTCAGTTGAGGCAATTTTTGATAGTGTTAGTGTAGATCCAGTGGGCTGGAGAATTGGGTCACTAACTGCTACCGCCTGCATGTCCATGACCAATGGAGTATCCACCGTGATTGTAAATTCCCCAACAGCAATGTCCGAAGTTGAATTTACAATGTCTTTATTAAGTTGTTGTGCTAAAATGTCTGCAATTGCGGTATATACATTTTTAAATAACCCTGTGCCCGATACCTGAGTTGCACTTGACCCGTTGTGAACACGAACTTGAGTAGTTACCGTAGTTGATCCTACTGTGGCAGACTGTGTTGCTATAAAAGAACCAGCGTAATTGGTAGTGGACCCAATTCGTGTGTCTAGTATCATTTGCCAGGTGCCAGGAGTTAATACCACACCCATGTTTTTAGCGCCACCGTTGGTAGTTGCCAATGTAAAACTAGTACTGGCCGCAATTGGAATATTAGTCGGTGCTGGAGTCGTAGTCCCACTACCACTCCCACTACCACTACCGACAGCTGGACTAAAATCAACCCATTGTGCACCATCATAAACAAATGCTCGTCCAATGGTGTCGTTTTCGTACCATAATTCCCCGGCTGTTGGATTTGCTGGGGCAGTCGACGAGATTGCTACCGTTGCACCACCACCTGTACCACCACCTGGTACATTTACTACCACACTGTCAACCGTGCCGTTAACCAAATTGGCTGTTACCCCAGCGCCGGTAAAATTTATAGTTTTTGTTGTCTGGTTAGTTACTTCATTGCCACCATACAGAATTTTTAATGAAGGTGAAAAATCCGTTGGCCGATTTTTAATGTAGTCTATTTGGTTAGCATCAGACTGCGCCCAGTCGGATTGAACTTGTGGTCCTACCGTAACCCATCCACGAGGAGGCCCAACATAGATTTTTAAACTACCAGGATCCGAGCTAGAACTTGAAGTTGGGTCAAACCAAATGTCCCCTGTTGCAGGGTTAGCAGGAGTACCGGCACCGGTATTAGAGTTAGCTAATGCTCGAAACTGTGCCGCTACTCCTCCTGCACGTTCTTGATAACATACATACAGAGTTTTGTCAGTTTTATTATACCAAGTTTGCCCTAGTACTGGATTTACCGGTCGTGCGGTGCTATTGCTGGCCGAATTTTCCAATAAATGCAGCAAACTTTCATTGAGTGCTTCACCGTAGGATAAGTAGTTTTTACCAATAAAGGTAACCGAATAGGTCGTGCCAGTCGTAGACGTGTTAGGGATTGTTACTAACGGCGTTCCATCGGTTTTGTTAAGTATATAGGCCATGTTTAAGTTTATTAATTAAGTAGTTTTCATAATAAATGCCAGTGCATAATAGGGTGGCAAGTTTGCGTTGGCGCCGGAGGTGCCAGCATTGTCAATAGTGATAAGAGTAAAGGCAGGGGATGAAGTTCCTTGTATAAAATTTTCACCTGCCTGCCTATTATTGTCACGTTCTCCGCTACTAATAATCTCAATTTGGTTAAACTTGTGACTATGTCCGGGATCATTAACAGTATGCGTGTGACTCACCACTATCGCATCAGCTGATCCACCGGTGGCCCCAACCGCATACGTATTGCCCACTGTAGTACCAGCACCCATAATGAATCGGTCACGCAGATCAGGAGTACCGTTAGTTCCGTCACACAGTACCCAACCTGCAGGAATTGTAAGAATCGTGCCAGACCACATGATAATCCCGCCAGCAGGGACCAGATACTTTGCTGCATTGTCTGAGTCAGTTTTTTTAGCAAGAGAATTTATGTTTACCCAAGTGTAACTACCGTCGGGATTTTTTGTTAGTACGCCGGTCCCTGCGGCCCCGCCAGGATTAGTAGTGTTGTTGACTGGTAAAACACCATTAATCAAAGTGTCGCCGGTGATCCAAGAATAACTTCCGTCGGGATTTTTGACTAGATAACCGGTTTTGTTGTAAGTCGGCGAGTTTGCGTCAACTGTTGGGAAAAGGCTTTTATTAAGATTACTGCTTAATTGACTAGCTGATACCCATTGAGTAATGCCTGATCCATTGTCGTACAAATATCCTTCGCCTACGGGAGGAAACACAGCTAATGGTGTAAACACTGATCCGTTGTAAAATTTCATTTTTCCAGCAGCACTGTCATACCATAGCTGCCCAGTTACAGGACTGCGTGGTGCTTTAACATCATTGAAATTTTCTAGTAGAGCTAGAAAATTTTCATTGAACGGTTCTCCCCAACCTAAAAACGCCCGTCCTACCAGTGTTAGCGAGGTGGAAGTATTGTCAAAAGTTCCATCAGCAACCGTGATCTTGGGGCTGTTATTATTGGTTTTGTCAAGAAGATAACTCATAGCTGGCTAGTAAGATTAGTTAAAGATTGAATTCTTATGGTGTAGTCGATTTGAATTAATCGATTCAGACTTTTTTGTACCGGATGAAAGATCACATGTGTTAATAATTTGCCCGAATTAATCGATCCGCCCCAGGATTTCAATCCCAGTTCATCAAATACATATACACTATCTAGATTGGCCGAATTATCAAACACCAATTGATCACTGGGCTCACCGTATTCTAACGTGGTTGTTACTAGTATATCAGAATAGTATTTCCCAGGAATATGCCGCACAGTCATGTTATTTTTAGTTGTGTCTGTATTAAATGCACTGTTGGCATCAACCACCTTGTAATAAGTACGGTTGTACAAGTCGGTTGTAGATCCATTGGTATTAGGCGGCAAATAAGTAATAACACCAGTGGGGTCTACACTGGTGCCACCATTGCCTAAATGTAACTCGTGAATAAATCCCGTGCTCTTGTTTGACAAACTCAGCGCCAACGCTTCACTGAAATTTTCAAAATGAATCGCATTGCGTTTATCAATGAACACTTCTTGGGTAGAGGGATCAAAAATTTTGATATGCCCTTCGGCCCAAATTCCGCTTTGATCAATTTGTGGATTTTGTTTGTTATTCATAGGAATATTTATCAGGTTGCTGACACCGGTGCTTGGTCTTTTAAGAATAAAGAGATATCGGATGTAGACGTTTCAAGGCCAACAGCAGGGTCATACCAAGCAATATCGTGGGCAGAATTGATATATTGCGAAAAACCTGAACCAACAACTGCTGAGCCCACAGCATGTGATTCAGGAGCACCAGTACCCCCAGTACCCCGTCTAATACGCCCCAACTGATTATTAATTAGATCTCGTTCAAAATAAGTAATGCGCTCACCATTGATAAATATGACCCCGGGTCTAACCGAATTGGGAGAAGGCGCATCTAACGCAGCAGCCGATGTTACTGATATTACAGTGTCTGTAATCAACAGGGGCTGGGTCAAGCTGGTTGCATTAGCCGCAGACATGCGATAATAGGAGTGTTGATCAATTAAATTTTTAAACATTCTGAAAGCTACATTGGGTACTGAGGAACCAGCAAATTTATGAAATACCCGAATTTCTAATGTATCAAATACAATTCCCGGGACCAATTCTTCAGGAGCATGACTATGTGCTGTATCAACAAATTTACCACCGTCGAATATAATATCTTCAGCTCGTGTGCCTAATAGCAAGTCTTTATACTCGCTGTACAGCGTCATATCAGTTTGATCTGCTGAGTCAGGTGCTTCGTCAAATCCTAATGGTAGGTCAGAAATATCGTATGCTAATGAATCATACCCCCCAGCCGATGAAAACTTGGCACCTTGAATATTGTAGCCCGGAAAATCTACACCAGCGAATAATTCTCCATAATTGAAACCAGACTGTCCCGGCGGGGCGGTATAGTATTGGCGTACTCGATCTAAAGCTATTTGATAATTAAAAGCAGGGTCCCCATTATCAAAATCGTCATCATCAAATAGGTTTACATCAAATCCAGGATCCCCAAGACTGGGTCGATACCAAACACGGTCAAACAGTAATGATATGTAAAAGTCCCTAACAGTATCGTTAGTTACTTTTGCTGCTAATACAGCATCAGCAGCTAGCCCAATTTTGACATTATTTGCAATTAAATAATTGTAAATGCTAGTCATTTTTGCTGTGATTCTAGCAAAATCAGTATCCACTAGTTGATTGTTACTGTAGTTAATTGCCAATACTGGATCCAATGCAGTTATTGCACCATTATTATTTAAATCACCCAATTGAAACCCACCAACGACGTTAGTAAACGCTGCGTCTAGCGTTGAGTTAATGGTTTTACCGGCCACTTTATCAGACAATGCTGTAGCAATAAATTGAAAGTCTAGTCTTGGAGCTGTCCCAACCCTAGCCACCGTAACGGTAGGTATAGTAGTATATCCAGTACCGGGATCGTCAATTATGAATCCAACAATTTTACCAGCATTAATTCTTGCCCGAACGTTGGCACCAGTACCCCCGCCACCACTGATAGTAATTAGTGGTGGCACTAAATATCCTGATCCAGCATTGCCAATTGTTAACTCGGTTACACTTAACTTGTAATTATTATACCAGTCTTGGTAATCGTCTCGGCTACTCCAAAGTGAAATGTCGCCTGCACGCTCACCTGACGGTGTGTGAAATTTTGCCCGGTCAACGTCATAGTATGCCGGTAAATCAAAATCGCTTGCCCCAATAACCCCTATTGTTACCCCGTCATACCTTGGGCGGTACTCTCGTATTTTAGTATGATAAGGCTTAGATTCATTAATGAAGTCAATTAGATAAGTTGTATTATCAGGCTGATAATTGGGCCAACGTTCAAACTGTGTTGCAATATGGTCCACAGTTATAAAGCTGGTTTTAAACACCCAATCTAAACTCTTTTGTTCTCGAAGCAAGAATCTAGTCAACGCAAAAAACAATTTATTTGCATGAATAGCGTAATCTTCAATAAACAATTGAAAGAATATACCTTCTAATAGCTTTCTTATGGCACGACTAGGGTTAGTGGTTTGATAAATGGCCGGTAATAGTGTGATTGTTCCATTTTCCTGTGCCAATATATCAAAGCCAGTTGAGGTTATTCGTATAATTACGTAGGGTTCGCCGTCGTTGGTTATTTTTACTACAGTACCAACAGCAAAGTTTGTTTTTTTAATATCGGCAAACTTAGACACTGTATGCTGTATTGGCGCGCCGGGATCAAATCCTTCAACAATTCTATCGCTGGCCCTCCAGAATTTTGTAGCATCCTGTGTACTGTCCTTGTAAAACAAGTCAGTACCAACAATTTGGGCTGCGGTAGGCAAGTACGCTAATATTTCATTAGCTTCTTTGACAAATACTTCAAGTGCAGCAAAACGGTTTATAACTAAAGTCTGTCTAGGTCTAATTCCAAGTCCGTAACGCTGAGAAACTGGTAATAGTGGATCTGGTACAGGATCCCCAATCAAATTGATTCCACTCAAGCTGTCAATTAATTTTTTGAGTACACGCTGTGGTAGAATACTGTCACTTCTGTTTTCTTGTACTAATTGAAATTCGGAATGTATTGCATTTTCAGTAGTGGATAAATCATACCCAATATGCAATATAGTATCGTTACCGTCAATATAACCATCACTATTATACAAACCAAAAGTATTAGGCGAATAAAACACAATATACGGGATTGCTGCAGTCTTGGGATTAATTATGTATTCTTCAATTGCAGTAGTGCTTAATGCCTTAAAGTCTGGTTTAGTATCAAGGTGCCTAACCCAAAAATAGAATCGAGTTTGAATTGCGTCAGTATTTTTATCAGCAGTGTATACTATTGAATAAGACTCGTCATTAATATACTTGGGCACACCCGGATAGTACTTGCTATAGTCGGCCGGCAGCACGTCAGATTCAACCCATTGATATACTCGAGCCTCACTGCCAGGGAATAATCGATTCCAATTAGCTTTTCTATAAGTCAAATCCTGCTGCTCGTAGTCTACGAATCTGATTTGACTAGTATCTAACCAAAAACGCCCCACATACTGATCAGACCAGTAATTGTTGTTGTTAATTCTAGTTATTCCTGCGACGTCAACCGCACTACTGCGATTATAATCGGCTGGATCCTGTGATTCTACATAATCCAAGTATTGACGAGCTGTACCTAAAATATGTCCTTTTACTGGATCAATGATGTCAAGAGTAGTAGTAATAGTATTGGTTTTTTTATTGTATAAGAATACACGACTGATTTTATCAATGTTGACTAGTGCTTGTTTGGTTTTAATTTGTTTCCATAGAGAATCAGATTCTGGGTTATTAAATTCTAATATGCGCCCACGATCGTCAATGCTGGATTGTATGTCATCCCCGGGTGCGCCGACAAACACCGCGCTATTAGAAACAGTTATTGACGAGCCAAATTGGTCGCCACTGCTTATTACAGTTGATTCTAGTTGTTGGCCAAAGATGTAACTGCCTACGTTGCCAATTGTAAAACGTACAGGTTTAATAAATTCAAAAACACAAACACTACCGCTGTTAGGACTTTGATCTTGAAATACTGTAGCGTTTGAATCAAAATAGCAAGTTCCGTTGTCAAATACAGTGGCTAAGATAGAAGTAGCGCGTGGCGAAGCTACAAACAGTTGATTATTATTCTTACTTAATTCAATAGCATGACCAAATCTACTGAGATTTCGATTTATAGGATTAGGTATTACTTGTGTTTCAGTTACAAAACTAAACCCCAACTCTTCAAAAGCCAAGCCAAACCCAGGTAAAACAGAAAGTTTGTCAAAGTCAATTATCGAACTAGATCTAATAGTCAAAGTTTGATTTTTAATTTCGGTAGTGACATAGGGAATTTGAGAAATGTCAATCTTTGCTTTTATGCTTGCAAGATTACCTGAGACGGTAACTTCAACACCATTGATTATAATACTACCTGACTTGGACAATGCTCCCACAAGCACCCCCGAAGTTGCTATTCCTACAGTTTGCCCTAAATTAACGAATCTATAAATCTGCCCAGAATTATACGAAGTAGTAAAACTTACGCCCGGCGAGCCTACAAACAATGCAGAATCATTTTTTGCAGCCTTTATTGTAGATCCAAACTCCCCGTTTAATTCAGGAACAGCAGGTTCAATTCGTTGAACAAATTGAAAACTATTATTATAAAGACCGTACATTATAACTCGCCCAGCATTATCAACAAATTGTTGCGAGGCATTATCGTATACATCAGCGTAGGGAGCGCCAACATAAATTTTATCTTCAGCTTCATTGATTTCTACGCTGAATCCAAAGAAATCAGTCGGCCCGCTGAAATTAATATCTTTAATTATTTGAAACTGTTTGTAATATTCACTTGGCCGATAAACACTAAACGCAGTTGAAGGAATCGTGTTAAATGTAACAGATGACCCACTTATAGTGTAAGTTTTTGGCGATATAATGTCTCCCGAGGCAGTAACTGCTATAATAGAATCTGCTGTGTTAATTGATATTGGCAAGGTAACAGTTTTAGATTTTGGTAGCGGAACATTGATTGTCAATGGAGTCTGAGTTTCTTTTTTATAGATATAAATGGTATTAGTGCCAGGTGCACCCACTACTAAGAAATTATTACCAATTGCAGTGGAAAATCCAAATTTTGAGTCATTTGGCAAAACTGGAGAAATAAACTGTATAGCAGCAAATTGTCCTGCACTATTTTTTTGGTAAACTATTACTGAGCCATTGCTGATAAACTCCGGGTCGCTAACGATCAATAAAGAACCATTGTATGCTACTCGAGTACCAAAATTTGTACGCCCCAAATATTGTGGGAATAAAGTTTGTTCCTTGACGTAAGTGCCGAGAGAATTTTTTTTGTGAATTAAAACTTTATTGTTGTTAGTGCCAGACACAACATATTCTGCAGCAGAATCAGTGGCAACTGTTAACCCAAATCCATTCAATGGCTCGTCAATTGAATAAATGGACTTACCTGTAGCTGTCCAAGTTGTATTTTTTTCTAATACCGCCCACTTACCAATTTCTGAATAGTTGTCGATCCAAATTTTTTCATTCGCCCTCCAGTTGTCTTGCGGAGTAAAACGAACACTGTCTTCAATATTGTCAAATCTAAGGCTAATTAATTTGAAAAACAGACCAGTGTCATCACCTGCAACACTAGAAAACCCTTGAAGACTTTTTGTAGCCATAACTACAATAGTGTCAATTGCCGGAATAGCATCAACTCGATAAAATCCGTCCAATGCTGGGCTAAAATTCTTAACAGCAACTACATCGCCTATCGCTAGTTCATGTATTGAATTAAACTCAATCATTAGTCGTTGATCTAATAAATTAGTAAATTCTTTAAATGAATACCCAGTTTCAGACACTCTAAAGACATTCCAATCTCTAGTATAATCTAGTGCACACCAAATAGTATAACCAGGATATATGTCAGGTAATAATGTGTCAGCTGCTAAATCTTTTATATCAAATACAGTAGCGTTTACATCAGATTGATCTACATATCCAGCAGTGCGAATTACATCTTCTCGATATAATAAATCGTCTTGAGCGAGATCATTTGTTTTAAAATTAGCCGGCTTTCTATAAAAGGATTGATCAGTGACCAATTGCGATTCTGAATTAGCGTGGGCACTGTTATTGGACATAACAGCAATCCCCGGATTTACTGAAAAATACCGCTCTTGGAGAACAATTTCCAATGATTGACTAGAGTCAATACTACCATATTCCCCAACCCTAAATGCCCAATCTTCGTAAACTTTAATTGTGTTAGTTAACTTTCCAAAACTCACATATTGTAATGACGATGCAGATGTTATTGTGCCTTTGCTCTTAATAAATCCTTGATAGAATTTAGTTTGAGTTACGTTGTCAAGCCCGAGCTCGTTAAAATATTGTCGTTGCCGATACCCAATTAACCCTCGGGCGTGTTCGTCAATTGACTCGTTAAGGCTTGTTCTATCAAAATTATAATAGTCTCGACCGCCTGCTGCTAAATTAGTTATATTGGGCAACAGTGTTTGATTAACTTGAGTATAGTCTACTTGTTGCCAATATCGAGAATTAAATGTTGGGCCATTATTGCTTTCTAATGCAACATAATAAAAAGTCTTGTATTCAACAATATCCCCGACCAAATAATTTTGATCACCATCCCATTTTGCTACAGTATTAACGTTGATTACAAATCCCGGAGCATCCAACGTCCCAACCCAATTGTCAGTAATAGTTCCAGTAATTTTTAATCTACTCTGCCGATTACCTAATTCAGGTTGATAAATTACATCATTAAATTGTGTTTTATTTTTAAAAATCAACTGATGCTGATAACTAACTACGTCTAATACTACTAATCCAATTGTAGTTGATTTTTTAGAGTAAACTGAAGTAAAATTACCGTAGCGATTCACATCAAGATCTGCTGTGTTAATCACATTGTAATTTTGATCTAATACACAACTTTTTAATTTGCTATTTTGAATTTGAGCTGTAGTACCAAACGGCAAATTAAGTGTTAGCATATCGGCTATTGGGCTTAATACAATAAGACTATTTTCTTTCCATCCTTGCAAATGCCAAGTTATAAATTCTCGAGCACTTAGCACAAAGTCCATAGTGTCTTTGAGCGTTGCTGAACTGTCATTAAACACTATGCCTTGAAATTCTAAATATCTTTGATAACTTATTAAGAAGTCTACTACCTCTTGCACAGACGAGAATTCACTGTTATAAGGCAAATCCACTGAGAAATTTTCAGAATCTCTAAACACGGTTGCACCTACACCGTCAATGGATATTGAATAGTTGTTATTCGATGCTTGCGAAGGAATAATAGTAAAATATGGTCTAGCTGTGTCGTACCCCGATATTGAATAACCCAAATTAGTTTTCCTCACCACAACTGCACTGTATGCAATTTGTGCTATCGGCTGGCTTTTATCTAAAAATATGCTGTAGTCGTCATCAGGAATCAATATACCATTAATTGTAGCTGTCGGCGAACTTTGCTCCCCCAATACTGTTAGATAATTTTTTGAAGAATACCCACCTAGTCCATAGGTCAGCTGCATCTCAGATTTTAATAAATTTTGAGTAATACCTTCAGCTGATTGAAGATTTTTTCGTAAATGATCAGCGATCCAGTTAAGATAACTAGCTCCGCGCACAACTGTGCCTGTCGAGTCAGTTGTGCCGTTGACTACAACTCGAGATTTACGAAAAATATTCAAAGGCATCTTGACCCGGGTCCAATAAGTATTAAATATTTATTCAAGTTAAAAT